ACCTTTGAAGGGTTCATCCTGCCTTACTACGTCTCCACGATGGAGGGCGCCAGATACCCGGTAGACGTTGAACACATGTACATCTACTGCGACGAGTACGACGAGTTCTATAACCTGATGGTGGTACAGGTTGCCGAACGCATATTGCAGGGCGAAAAGTATAAAGACACACAAATTAATTAGAAACCATATAAAAAAAAGAAATCATGAAAGTTACAGCATTGACATTTGAATTTGACGGGAGAAATGAACAAGAAGTTATTAACGTTACTAAGATGCTGAAAGAGCTACTTTCGGGCGCCCCTGACGGGGTTTCAGCAGAAACGCATGCAGTTACACCTAAAGAGGAAGAAAAGCCCGTAGCGGTCAGCGAAACAACGTCTACAGCCGTGCCGACATTCAACGAGCCAGCGCAACCCGTAGCACCTACGTTTAGCGAGCCGACGAAGACTGCCACCCCGAAAAGGGTTAAGACCGGGCCAGCCAAGGTAGAAGAACCTGCAAAGGTAGAAGAACCTGCAAAGGTAGAAGAACCTGCAAAGGTAGAAGAACCTGCAAAGGTAGAAGGGGGAACGAAGAGGGAAGCACCTACTTTGAAGGAGATGCAAACACTCGTTATATCAAGCGTTAGAACCGGGCACGTTACGCGAGATGAAATGTCGTCTATCCTATTAGAGTTCGGTGGTATGTCGCTTTCGTCCATTAACCCTTCCAAGTATGCCTTACTTAAACAACGTATTGAAAATTATCCTTTGACAAGATGAAGGAACAGATAAACCATAGCGAGCGCGAACACGCGCTCCTATCTCCCAGCAGCTCGCACCGCTGGATGAACTGCACACCGTCTGCACGGTTGGAAGAAAACATACCGAGCACGGGAAGCGCGGCATCAGAGGAAGGGACAGTAGCGCACGAGTTGGCAGAGCACGCAATAAGAAAGTATTTGGCCGGGGAGTACACCCCACTACTTGATGAATTGCCCGTACCAAAAGAGATTGCCGGTAATAAGTATTACGGCCACGAGATGGATAAGTACGTAACGGATTACGTATGTTACGTGTGCGACGTTTACGAGGTCATGGAGGGCGCGGAAATGAGCGTAGAACGAAAGTTCGACCTAACAATGTACGTCCCCGAATGTTTCGGTAGCTGTGACTGTGATATAGTAGGCGAAAAGGTCCTAAACATCATAGACCTTAAGTATGGGAAGGGCGTGCAGGTGGAAGCCGAGAACAACACGCAATTAATGCTCTATGCACTTGGCGTTCTTCGCTCCCTACCACCCGAAAGGCAGGCTAAGATAGAAACGGTACGTATGCACATCGCCCAGGTACGTTTGGGACATTACCCGATATTCGAGATGTCTGCACGAGACCTGACCCACTGGGCGATACACGTATTAAGGCCGACGGCTGAAAAGGCTTTTGCCGGGCAAGGAGAAACGAAGGTAGGTTCTCATTGTAAGTTCTGCAAGTTCAAGGCCCAATGCCGGGCGCAACGTGATGCACTTGTCAATGAGTTCGAGACCCACGGAGAAACCAAAGCCCTATCCTTAGAGGAAATTGGGGAGATACTCAATAAGGCGGATATGTTTACCGACTGGTTGGCGTCGGTCAAGCAGTTTGCAATGTCAGAAGCCTTAAGCGGTAAGCACGTGAACGGGTGGAAGCTGGTGGAAGGCAGGTCGGCACGGGTCATTAAGGACGAAGCAGAGGCCTTAAAACGACTAACGGAGGCAGGTTTTGACCGGGAAACCCTTATCAATACGAAGATAAAAGGCATCGGAGACCTGGAACGAACCGTGGGAAAGAAGCCGTTAGCGGTTCTACTGGACGGTGTGATAATTAAGCCCCAGGGCGCGCCAACGCTCGCACCGGAAAGCGATAAGAGAGAACCGATACAACCTACTTTGGATATGTTTGAGGAATTAAATTCATAAAAGAGGTTAACGAAAGAACCAACCTATCAGATAAGGCGTTATATTTGCATTATCGATTTGAAAACAAAACGATATGAAAAGTAACAACGGTATTCTAACGGAGAAAGAGATTCAAGCAAGAACAAGGTTTTGGAACAAAAAGCAATTCCGCACATGGACTAACAGGGAACTTGAAAGGCCCTCTACAAATATGCAAAAACTTTTGGTGGCCCTAAAGGAATTCAGTATGGACGAGATTGAAGCTATTAGAAATCTAGACAGACATGGCCTTGGGGTGCATGGGAAAAATGACCCGAAGCATATCGTATGGTCGGCACACCAAAGGGATTTAGATTACGCTATTTCGATAGCACCGAAACCTTTTAAAGTTAAACAGGGTTAACAGAGTAAACAACTTATGGATTTATTTGCCATCCCTGCAACATCAGATTAAAAACGGAACGTCCGAACCGATTAGAGGACAAAAAGAAAAACAGTATTACAATGAAAGCAATGATTAGGAACGCAAGATTGAGTTATGTACGTGTATTCGAAGCATCACAGGTTAACGGACAAGGAGACGCAACGTATAGTGTCTGCCTACTGATTGACAAGAACAGCCCGGAGGTTCCAAAGATTAAGGCGGCAATCGAGGCCGAGCGCGCAACGTTCAAGACTAGATATCCTAAACTCGCAGGCAAAGACCCCAAGACGTGGAACAACCCGTTAAGAGATGGCGACGAAGAAAAAGACGGTGCGGAATACAAGGGGTGCTACTTCATCAACGCGAAGCGTAAAGAGGCGCAGGGCGCACCTATCGTTATCGACGGCCGTAAACAGTACATCACAGACAAGAACGAGGTGTACAGCGGTTGTTACGGTAATGTAGCCGTGTCCTTCTACCCATATGAGTTTACCGGGAAATACGGTGTAGGTGTAGGTCTGAACGGAATACAAAAAACAGCGGATGGTGAACGTTTGGACGGTGGAACAAGCCTTGATGATTTCGATGTGGTGGATATCGACGAAGATGACGACCTGTTTAAATAACCCTTTCAGAGTAAAAGACATTGGTAAAAATCGGGGGCGTAAAGGCCCCCACGATTTGAAAGGCAAAAATGGGAAAAGGTGATTCATATATAAACGCACAGGGGGTTAGAATTTCAAAAGCAACGGGCAAGCCCGTGAAGAAATATACGAAGAGAGATACCGCGTACTGGGACGCACGTATGAACGGCCCTACCGTATCTGGAAGAGAACCTATCGAAGTAGTGGTAGACCCGGTAATAGCAGAGCTTCAAACACTGTACACAGAAGAAGAGATACAAGGTATCATAGACCTAAGGAAAGACAGCGCGCCTATCGAACTGGTGGAGATTCACACAAAGGCTAAATCAATGCTCGACGAAAGTAACACGGGCTTTTTGATAGTCAGTGACTGGCACGCGGATGAGGTTGTCAAGGCCTCCACCGTCTTAGGCAAGAACGAGTATAACCGGGACATAGCGGAAAAGAGAATAAAGAACTTTTTCTCAAACGCCATCTACATGGTGAGGAAGAAGCCCGTAGATAACCTGGTGGTAGGTCTTATCGGAGATATGATAGGCGGATATATTCACGACGAACTTGCGCAAACAAACAGCATGACTCCTATGCAGGGAGTTCAGTTCGTAAAAACGCTCATCATATCGGGGCTTATGGCTATCCACGACGAACTACCCGAACTACAAAAGATTGTGGTGGTGGGAATATGCGGAAATCATTCAAGAACGACGAAGAAAATGCAATTCTCGAACGGATTCGCTATGAACCACGAATACTTCATGTACAAGGATGTCGAGCAAACGTTAACACTCATGGGTTTAACAAGGTTCGAGTTCATCATACCCGAAAGTGAATTCGCATACCTCGACATCTACGGGAAAAAGATTCTTTTCTGCCACGGACACCAGTTTAGAAGTGCAGGCGGTATCGGGGGTATCTATCCGAGTATGTTTAAATGGTATGCAAAGTTAAATCAGACCATTAAGATTGATAAGGCCTTCATAGGACATTATCACCAAATGATATACACGAAAGAGGTTTGTGTTAACGGTTCTCTGAAAGGTTTCGACGCGTTTGCGATGGGCCACGGGCTGGCATACGAAGAGCCCCAGCAAACATATGTTATTCTGAACGAGAGGCGAGGATTCATTTTCTACTCACCCATCTTTGCCGATTAAGTGATAAGGGCTATCGATTGTTAAATAATTGCAACTGATAGCCCTTTTTCTTGTCTATCCAGAACATTTACCTACCTTTGCCATTGTATCAGTATAAGCAATTAAAGACCAAAGAGATTATGAGACATCTTTTTATAGACTTTGAAACATACTCCGAAACAGACATTAAAAGCGCTGGCAATTACAAGTATTGCGAAGACCCGGCCTTTGAGATATTGCTGTGCGGTTATATGTGGGACACGGACACGGAGGTATCGATAATAGACCTAAAGACCCCTAATGGGCGTACCGAGTTTAACGAGCTGTTCACATCGGTAGCCAATGACCCGGACGTAGTCATAGTGGCCCACAACGCGACGTTTGAGCGCATCTGTTTGAAGGAATACGGGTTCGATATAAGTCCTATGCGCTTTTTCTGTACGGCTAATATGGCGCTCTATTGCGGTCTGCCCCCTTCACTTGACGCTGTTTCACAGATTCTCGATTTGCAGGATAAGAAGCTGGGAACGGGCAAGAACCTCATCCGTTATTTCTCCGTACCCTGTAAACCTACCAAGGCAAACGGAGGGCGCACCCGTAACCTACCCGAACATGACCCGGAGGCCTGGGAAGAATTTAAGGAATATCTACGCTATGACGTGCTATCGGAAAAGGAAATATTCGGCAAATTATCACGGTTTGAGTTTCCCGAACTGGAGCAACGCATATATGCAGCAGACCAGCGGATAAACGACTACGGAATACGAGCCGATTTACAGTTGGCCACGGCCGCCCGTGATATGGACGAAGAGTATAAACAGAAGTTAGCCGGGATAGCGGAAAGCAAATACGGTATAGGTTCGCTAAAGTCCATGCCGCAGCTAAAGGAGTTCATCAAGGAACGTACCGGTGTGGTTGTCTCGTCGTTGACCAAAGGAGTGATAGAGGATGTCATAAAAGAGATTGCAAGCCTTAAGAACGTCACAGAAGCAAATAAGCAAGCAGTGTTAGACGTCATAGACCTACGTCGGGAAATCGGTAAGACATCGAACGCAAAGTACACCGCCATCCTTGCAAGTGCAGGACGAGGAGACCGTATCAGAGGCTTGTTTAGGTATTACGGTGCGAACCGTACCGGGCGGTGGGCCGGGCGCCTGGTACAGTTGCAGAACCTACCGCAAAACCATATCGAAGAACTGGACGAGGCGCGAGACCTGGCGAAGCTGCACGACCTGTCGCTGATGGAATTAATGTACACTAAACCTACGCACATCCTATCGCAGCTCATACGTACCGCGTTCATAGCCCCAGAAGGTTACACGTTCTCCGTGGCTGACTTCTCGGCGATTGAGGCCCGTGTAATCGCGTGGGTAGCCAATGAACAATGGCGGTTAGAATTGTTCAAGGACCCTAAAGCCGATATATATTGTGCTTCCGCTTCTAAGATGTTCGGTGTGCCCGTCCATAAGGGGGACGAGCTAAGACAGCGCGGAAAGGTTGCCGAACTTGCATTAGGTTACGGCGGTGGGGTTAACGCCCTTACTACGATGGACACCAAGAAAGCGCTAACGGAAGAAGAAAAGCCTCAAATACTGTTAAAATGGAGAGAAGCTAACAAAAAAGTGGTATCTTTGTGGAAATCCTTAGAAAATGCCGCAAAAACGTGCATAGGCACACGCAGACCGCAAACGTATGTTATTGATGAACATTCCTCAATAATATTCAGATACGAAGGCGGTGCAATGACCATAGAATTACCGTCGGGGCGAAAACTTTTTTACCCTTCCGCACGTTTAAGTGGTAGGACAATATCGGGCCCGAATGGAGAGTTTGACGTGCAGGATATTTCCTACATGGGCCAAGAACAAACCACGGGCAAGTGGGCGAAGTTACATACCTACGGAGGTAAGCTAACGGAGAACGTTGTGCAGGCCATAAGCAGAGACCTGTTGGCAAACGCCATTTTCAAGGTTTTCGATATGGGTTATGACATTGTTCTACACGTTCATGATGAGATAGCCGCGGAAATACCTAAAGACGGGAACGAAGAATTAACGCTTAACGCGATGATAGATGCGATGTGTGACGCGCCAAGTTGGGCGGCTAACATCCCATTGCGCGCGGCTGGTTACATAACAGAATATTATAAAAAAGATTAGGGGATGGAATTAAGGAAAATGACCTTTAAGGTTGCGACCGCTACTAGTGCAAAGTCGGTAAGTTGGAAGAACCGTACCTACACATGGGACGACCTTGTTAAGAGGTTCACAAGTGCAAAGGTGACGGAGGAAACCTACCGCGAGTTCATGGCAGCGAGCAAAGCCGAACAAGGAGCAATCAAGGACGTAGGAGCATTCATGGGAGGAGAGCTGCTTGGAAGCAGACGAAGCAAGAACAACGTAGGCGAGCGTTCATTATTGGCGCTTGATATCGACTACGGAGAAGCCGATTTCCCGGAACGTTTTTTCGCTGCCATCAATTGCGCGTGTATCATTCACGGAACACATAAACATAACCCGAAAGCAGGTACGCTACGTTATCGCGTTATCATTCCCTTGTCTGAACCCGTGGATGGTGAACAATACGAAGCTATCGCACGAAAGGTTGCCGAGATTACCGGGATAGACCTGTACGACCGCACGACGTTTCAGCCGGAACGCTGCATGTTCTTCCCGTCGGTGTCCCGCGATGTCGATTATTTTTACACCGACTATTCACAGTTATGTGAAACCCCTCTGGACGTGAACGAATACCTTAACATGTACGAGGATTGGCACGACACGACCGAATGGGCCTACCATAAGGACGAGAAGGGCGAAGTACGTACCTTTGTTAAGGAGCAGCAGGACCCTACCTTAAAGGAAGGTACGGTGGGCGACTTTTGCCGGGCGTACACCATTTCAGAAGTCATCGCGAAATACCTGCCGGACGTTTACGAGCCGACAGACCGACCCGATAGATGGACGTATAGCGGTGGCTCCACCTCGGGGGGCATGATTACCTTTGATGATATGTTCGCCTATTCGTTCCATAACAACGACCCTATCCAGGGAAACCACGTGTTTAATGCCTATGACCTGGTACGTGTACACAAGTTCGGTAAGATGGATAAGGGGCAAGACCGTACGAAGTCGACCGACGCGATGAACGAACTTGTAAACAAGGACGCGAAAGTAGCGGAGATGCGTGCATCCCGTTTGCTGGCAAAGACTACCGAGGTAATGAACGACTTCGAGGAAACGATAGAACCCGAAGAGGTTCACAATAATCTGCCCGAAGTATCATTTGAAAAGGTCATGGCCGAACTCGAGGTTGATAAGAAAGGTAGCTACTTGCCGAGCGCAAAGAACCTGGGTCTCATACTTAAGTATGACCCGAATTTAAAAGGCCTGATTGCCCGTGACCTATTCAAAGAGCGCCGGGTTGTCACCCGTACCCCGATATGGAGACCGAAAGACAGTAGTACGGACTTTCAAGACGTAGACTTTGCGGGGGTTAGAAAGCATATCGAGGACGTCTACGGCATCAGTAGTTCGTTTAAGGTGGACGATGCCATATCGTTGGTTGCCGAGATTAATTCTTTCCACCCGGTGCAGAACTATCTGACTAACTTGGAATGGGACGGTACGGAACGTGTGGATACCGCGTTAATAGATATACTCGGTGCAGAGGATAACATATACACCCGTGAGGCATTTCGTATCATGATGGTAGGAGCTGTCAAGCGTATTTTCCAGAAAGGGTGTAAATTCGATAGTATGCTGGTGCTTCAGTCGGACCAAGGGGCAGGAAAAAGTACATTCCTTAAGATGCTGGGCAAACAGTGGTTCTCAGATAGCCTTTCAACCATGGACGGCAAGACAGCGTTTGAACAACTGCAAGGTAACTGGATATTGGAGATTGCCGAGTTATCAGCGATGAGACGTTCAGAGGTCGAGATGGTGAAAAACTTCATCACGAAGACAGAGGACAGCTTCCGACCAGCGTACGGGCGTGTCACAAAGAACTTTCCGAGACAGTGCGTTTTCTTCGGTACGACTAACAAGGACGAGTTTTTGAAGGATGCAACCGGAGGGCGTAGATTCCTACCCGTACATGTACGTGCCAACGAAAACACCCATCTTATCTTCGAGGCCGATTTCCCGGCATACGTAGACCAGTTATGGGCCGAGGCCGTCAACATGTATTTCCGCGGTGTGCCTACGTTGTTATCAGCCGAAGCTGAGGTGATAGCCGAACAAGGAAGAGAGGAACACTTCGAGACCGACCCACGTACCGAAGCGGTTGCAAGGTATTGCAATATGTACGTGCCTACCAACTGGGAGAAGATGTTCCCCCTGGAACGTCGTATGTATTACGAGAATTATGATGAAGGCGAGATAAAGAAGGAGGAATGCGTGCGGATGGACTTCGTTAGCGCTACGGGCGTGCTGGTTGAGGCCTTAGGTTTCGAGGTAGGGAAAATCAAGGCAAAGGACGCTTCCGAGATTAGTGATATACTGAACAAGTTACCCGGATGGGAGCGTAGCAGGCAGAGGGTGAAGTCATACGGACAACAAAGGGGATTCAAAAGAATTGTTAACGCAGGCGTCGATACCAAGTCTGAAAATTAACGACTTGTTAACAGATTGACTAAAAATAGGGTTTATTCTTAAACGGTGTTAATGAAATATACAACGTATCGGAATAAACCCTATATTTGTAATGCCAAAAGGAAATAATAATAATTTAAAGATTAAGATTATGGAACAGAAAGAATTAGTAGGAAAGAGAGTATTGGTTAGCCTTGGTGCCTTGCCGGGAGAAATGCAAGAACAACGCGTAACCGAACCGGTATTCGATAGGTTTTCAATTGCGGAAGTCGTGGGGTATGTCTCGAGTAACACACACCAGGTTATCATAGACGCCAAGTGCGCAGGGTGGAAGAACTCCTCTTTAAGAGATACGGACATAATAACGAAGAAGGCAGAAACGTACTGGCTTGTGAATTTAGATAATATTGTAGAAATTTTAAAATAATAAGATTATGAAAAAAGTATTAGTAGTTTTAGCAGTGTTGGCAATCGCAGTAGTAAACGTATCCGCCCAGGTTACGAGTCAAGGTAAGCCCAATGTATTGAAGTCCTTCCGCATGGGAGTATGCAAGCTAATCGATACGAACGGTAGTATAACAATCGAGGCGCAAACGAGGGAAAGCGCTGACTATAATCTAATCATCCATCTTGGTACACCGGAAGAAGCCGAGGCTACATTGGCATCGCTTGCCGAGTATAAGCCGGCAAAGGGCGAAACGGTGAACCTTAACAACCCGGGCGATAATACCGCGTACTTCCAAAAACTTAACGGTACGTGGGTCATCGAAGAGAGAATAGGAAAGTATTTCAGCATAGCCGTTTCCCGTGGTGAATTACGAAAGATGGCGGAAGCGTTGGCAGAATAATGGGTATATAGCAATTTAAAAGATAATCATGGAATTTAAGTTCATAGATTTATTCGCAGGCGTAGGCGGTTTTCATATCGCAATGAAAAGTGTTGGCGGAAGATGTGTTTTTGCCAGCGAGATAGACAAGTACGCGAGATTAACGTATGAAGCCAATTATAAAGACGAAGAGCCCTCCCTATTTTTGAAAGGCCGTAACGGAGAATACCCATACTTCAACGACGACATAACGAAGGTTGCCGCAGAAGACGTTCCAGCGTTCGATGTGTGCTGCGGTGGGTTTCCGTGTCAGCCGTTCTCAGTTGCGGGGCTTAAAAGGGGATTCGAGGACACGAGAGGCACATTGTTTCTTAGCATAGCGAATCTAATAAAGGGAAAAAGTAGAAGCAGGCACGCCCCCCAAAGTCTTATTTCTCGAGAATGTTAAGGGTTTGAGGGGGCACGACGGAGGAAATAGTAAAACAGCTATTAAGCAAAAAATAATCAGGTAGTCGGAGAACCTTTTTCAACCTCCGTTGTCTATTAAGCATATCAATTTTAAAGAAGAAAGGATTATGAAAGGTGGAAATTTTGTAGAATTAACATTCGTGGTTAGAGGCGAATTGCAAGTAGAGTCTATTAACGTGGACCACATCAGCCGTATCATGTACGTGGACGACAAGCCGTTTATCGGGCTGATAGGGCACACCTACACGCGCCAACTTACAGAAACAAGCTACGAGGACCTAATGAACGCTATTAACCTGGAGGACTAAAAGACAATGGTACATATATTAAAAGTAAGGATAGTGATAGATAACGAGCCGCCAAGAACGGTGCACCCTACGGAGCAGGTTTTCGCTACCGTAGAGGACGCAAGAGAGTTTTTTAAATCAGAGTATAAGACAGAAAAAGTGATAATGTATTATGAGCAACGTTAGAGATTACAATGTAGGAAAGTCCGATTATAGCAGGCACGTAATACAACCCTGGGATATATGGCGTGAATATGACTTGAACCCCTGGGATGCGGACATAGTCAAGCGCGTATTGCGTACCAAAGAGGGTGAAGATAGAAAGCTGGACTACGAGAAGATTATCCATGTATGCCAGGAGCGTATCAGACAGTTAGCGGTCGAACGGGCTGATGCCATGGAGGAGAGCGACGAGCCCGATTATAAGACAGTTATCTGCCCTTCCGAAAAGGACAAGCCCGAATTTCGGTACGGCTGTGGCACAGAGTTTGACGGAGTCTATAGGGTGTATAGCGTTTTTCAGTCCGAGGGCAGTCCATATGCGTACCTTGGGCATGACGGCCTATGCCACGTGTATTTGGACCTCGGTTCGTCTCGAAAGTGGGACTATTTTGAATATGATTGGATGCCGGGAAGAACCTTTGGTCTACATGGCATACCATTAGACAAGGAAGACCACGCATCGTCAATGGAAATCGGTAAGCACGGCTTAACGTACGGGAGGCACGCCTATATAATGACTCATGGCAGCCTATACCGTTACATGGACGTCACACCGAAAGGACACGTGTATGCGAGGTTTGAGGACAACGGGAAATTCACCAAGGTAGTGACAGAGCATAAACTATTTAACGAAGCAATTCAATATGTCAAGGGAAATAATAAGTGAAAAGGACTTGGAGCGCACATTCAGTGAGCAACTGAACAGGACAAAAAAAGTGTGGGTGATAAAGCTATTATCCACCTTTGTAAAGGGTTTGCCCGATAGAATGATTCTTTGCCAGGGTGGCTACGTAGGTTTTGCCGAGATAAAGACCACCGGGAAGAAGCCTACAAAGATACAAACGTATATCCACGGGAAGCTAAGGGCGCTCGGCTTCACAGTATTCGTCATAGACGATTTGGAAAGCCGGGACATCGCGATAACCTTCTTCCTAAATAAGGTTAAGGAAATAACCAGGGTATCGCAAAGACCATTATCTTTGTGATATCGGATTAAAAACAGGAAATCATGAAAAAAGGAATCAAGAATGAGATTGAATATCGCTTGGGTCTGTACTTTAGCTTGAAAAGCGGAGCGATGTATGTACGCGATAAGAAGTACGGAGACAAGGAACACGTCATGAAACAACTCGAGGAGGATATAACCAGGTACGTTATCTTCCTTTCCCGTAAACGACTCGGAGAAATTCCCGAGGAAAGGGATTTCAAGGGCATCTGCGCGTGGTATCGAACCAAATTAATGTAAGGCGATGGCAAAGTGTAATTATATAAAAGTGGAGGTGGCCTCACAGGGCTGCCATCTACAGACTAAGACAAACGGTATCACCGACAGGGATTTAAACGTAATGAGAAGCGCCCCGATACTGGACGTCATGCGTATAAGGTTAGAGCTGATGAGGTTAACAGGCCTATGCGAAAAGGTAATGAAGGAGGCAGGAGATGTTGGATAGGTGCGATTTACACGAATACCAGGAGCGAGGTGTGAACCATATAATAGACAACGAGTATTGCGCCCTGTTCCTGGATATGGGTCTAGGAAAGACCGTCACCACATTGACCGCCATAAAGGAGCTTCTGGATAACTGCATCATAAGTAACGCCCTGGTTATCGCCCCGAAGAAAGTGACACAGGTGACATGGAGCGACGAGATAAGGAACTGGAAGCACTTGCAGGGTCTCACCATCTCCGTGATTGACGGGACCGCCAAGCAGAGGCGCGAAGCGATGGCAGCCAAAGCCGATATATACGCGGTGAGCCGTGATAACATCGTTTGGCTCGTGCTGGAATGCGGAGGCGTCAGACTCCCCTACGATATGGTGGTCATCGACGAATTGAGCAGTTTCAAGAACCACGCCTCCAAACGTTTCCGGGCCATGCGTAAGGTACGTAAATTCATCCCTCGCGTTGTCGGTCTCACCGGGACACCGGCCCCCAACGGTCTGATAGACCTTTTCGCCCAGATGTACCTGATTGACGAGGGTCAAAGGTTGGGCAAGACAGTGACAGCGTACCGGGATAGGTTCTTCAGACCCGGGAAACGCAACGGTGACATAGTCTACACCTACGAGCTGAAGGCGCCCCAGGACGAAACGGAGCAGCAGATTAGCGACCTCATCAGTGACATAACGATATCGATGACGGCCGAGGACTATCTAAGGATGCCCGACAGGATTATGCTGTACGATTATGTAGACCTCCCCCCTAAGGTATTGGCGCTGTATCGTGACTTCGAGAAGGAACAGGTATTGGAGCTTGTAAACTCGGACGAACCGATAAGCGCGGCCAGTGCGGCGGCCCTATCGAATAAGCTACAGCAATTCGCGAACGGTGCGATATACGATGCGGAACGAAACGTCAAGGACCTTCACGACGAGAAACTGGATAAGCTCGAGGAACTCGTAGAAGCCGCCAACGGTGAACCCGTTCTCATCGCCTATTCCTATAGGCATGACCTGGAACGCATCATGCAGAAGTTGAAGGCGTACAGGCCCGTGAAGCTGGAGAGGCCCGAGCACATGACCGATTGGAATGCCGGGAAGATTCCCGTACTGGTCACACACCCGGCATCAGCCGGGCACGGTCTCAATCTACAGAAAGGCGGGCATAACATAATCTGGTTCGGTAATACGTGGTCCCTCGAACTGTATCAGCAGTTCAACGCCCGGTTGTGCCGCCAGGGACAGGGCAAGCCCGTCACCATCCACCATATAGTGACGCGTGGCACCATCGACGAGAAGATAATGAAATCACTCGACGGTAAGCGCGAGACACAGGACGGGTTGATGGAGAGTATCAAGGAACTTATGGAATTCTATTCAAGGAAAGAGGAATCATGACAGATAAGGAAGTCAGGCATATGACTCCGGGCGAGCGTATCGCCCATCATGAAGGCCGGCAGGGCATGAACCATTCCGTGATTGACGGTTCCGTGTCCGCGGTGTATGAAAGGCAGGGGAGCGCCTTAAGACTTGTCTCCCGAGGTGATAGTATTAACAATGTAACTGAAAGGATATGATGGAAAAAGCAACAATGGTATTGATGTTCGTAATGCCGGTAGGCATTTACTTTCTAGGGTGTGTGGCAACGGAGTCGTATATGGCAAAAAATATGATGGGATGGCTGAAACATTGATTAAGATAATAGCAGGGTTCACGGTGGTGTTTTTCATCATGGGTATCGTCGCGGTCCTTTGGCAGGTGGCGAAGTATATGGCAACCCGAGGAATGGGGGAGGACGAAGAATATGAGGATTAGATTCATGGACCTGGCGGTGTGCCTCAACGTACACACGTTCATCATATGGGAGTTCATAAGGCGGCACGGTCTCGAGAAGGGCGTCAAGAAGGATAGATGGGGGCGCGGCAGCGTGCCACCCCGGGAATGTCGCAAATGGATTGACAAGCTGGCGACCTATATAAGCGGGCATGACTTCACATATAAGCAGGAAGTGAACAAGAGGCAATACCTGTTCCGGGATGAAGCCAGGCGCAACGAGGAGATGCGGAACGAACAGGACGCTCCAAGGCGATACACCATAGACAAGGAAGGGAGGATAAGTCGGGCAACCCTTTTCTCCGACGGGTCCATGATGATTTGGCATTGGAGCGCTGACGGTTGGCAATTTGATAGGTGGGAAGGCGATAAGGTTACTAAATGATAGTACCCCTTACGAATAGCATATACCTTTAAAAAATGATAGCAAAAGGGCGGTTTCGGCTTACAAATAGTCAGAAATCGCCCTTTGTCATTATTTTTTATGAAAGCCTAAATCTTAAAAAGTGTTTAGATTGTTAACTGAAAAATGCTTACCAAAATGCGCACCGTGCTAACGTGTTGATAATCAAATGTGGCAAGTAAAAAATATAGGCGTGGCACAGTCCTTGTCTCAATTAACTTGCTGATTCACAATATCGTTAACAGTCACTGTGCCAGGAAAAATATAGGGTGGCACAGCAAGTGGCACAGATAACTCACTGACCTATATATAGTTATCTATACTGTGCCACTAAATAGTATAAAATAGGTATAACACTTTATTTGGAAAAATATATGGTAATTGCAATGTAGAGATAGCAGTAATATGTACTATTTATAAAACAAGTGTTAGAAAAATGCGTTTTGGCCGGCACAGTGGCACAATCGCTCTAACGGTCTGATACATAGCGCGTTATCTGTGCCACTTGGACTGTGCCACCAGAAGCGTGTCTGGCACAGTAGGCAAAAACGCTTGTAACTCCCTGGAGGACAGTGCGTTATCCGTGACAACCCCTACTTTGTAAAAGATTTTTGATTTTCACGACTGATTGCGGGTTGGTTTGTGGCAGGAAGTTATGTACTTTTGCCCCACACCCTTAAGGGAATAATGGACCGCGCGCATGGACAATATCCATTGGCCACGCACGCATTAAACCGAATAACAATCATGGCAGGAAGAACAAAGAAAGAAGCCGTCCCCGATACGAAAAAGGAAATCAAGAAGGGCCAGGCGACCGGGAAGCCCCCGAAGGCAAAGGATGAAATCAAGGCCTGCACACAACTTTATGAGGTTGTGCAGACACGAGGCGTGAACGGTGCGACGCTTAACAGCATCGACGAGTGTATTAACTATGTGGCCGAGTACATGGACTTCTGTGAGAAGAACCCGTTCATCTCATACGAGATACTGAAAGGTGGCGCATCAGCCGGGCAGAAAGTCCCGGTAGAGAAGAAACGCGCGCCCTCCGTCGGCGGTTTCTGCCTTTTCATAGGCTGGTCCATAAAGGACTTCAATAAGAACATGGGGAAGCTGGAGAAGGCCTCCGAGACGAACCCCGATGCCGGGAACCTTCTACTCGGTTACACCCTGATAAAGGAGCTCATAACGACCGAGATGGACGAAGCGGCTCTTGCCGGGGTGGTGGATGCCAACTACATGGCGAAACTACGAGGGTTGCGAGACCTTAAGGACATTACGAGCAATGGCAAGGAGGCAGGCACGAAGGCCATGCAGGTCAATGTGCTTTCCGAGGACGCCGTCAAGAACCTACAGAAGTTAGGGGGTATCTGATGAATGTGACATATACATTTGAAAAGCTATTGGCGGCTTTCGTCGACCCCCGGATACGCGGTGTCGCATCAAAGGGCGGCACGCGTTCCGGCAAGACATGGGCGACGCTCCAGATGCTTCATCTGCTTTGCTCCACTGCGGAAAAGCCCCTTATCGTTTCGTGCGTCGCCGCTACGCTTCCCATGGTGAAACGGGGCATGCAGCGGGACTTCAGACAGATGCTGGCAGCCGAGGGCGTATGGGATGAGAATTCGTTCAACAAGACCGAGGGGTGTTACACATACCCCAACGGCTGCATGATAGAGTTCTTTGGCGTCGATAACGCCTCGAAGGTGCACGGCCCCGCACGTGATATCCTGTTCGTCAATGAGGCACAGAGCATACCGCGTGAAATCTTCAGGCAGCTCGACATCCGTACACGTAAGAAGGTCATTATCGACTTCAACCCGGTACGTAAGTTCTGGGGTGAGACCGAGTTCGTAGGGGACCGATACGTAACCATCCATTCAACCTACAAGGATAACCCGTACCTAACCAAGGAGCAGGTGGGCGCCATCGAGAATAACAGGAACGACGCCAACTGGTGGCGTGTCTACGGTGAGGGCGAGACGGGCGGCGTAGAGGGCAACGTATATCCCAGCTACGAAGTCATCGACGAACTGCCCGAAACGTTCACCGGGCGATGTATCGGGCTTGACTTCGGTTTCGTTAAGGACCCGACGGCCATTGTCGATATACGCTTCGAGGGCCGGGACCTGTACGTCGACCTGCTTTGCTACGAGACGGGTCTGCTTAACAGCGCCATCGCGGACTACCTGACGGACCAGGGGCTCAACCGCGTCGTCACCGTGTGCGATAGTGCAGAGCAGAAGAGTATCGTGGAGCTACAGCAAAGACATATCAAGGCGATACCGTGTGTCAAGGGGCGCGGCTCGATATCGGCCGGTATCGCCCAGGTATCACAGTTCAAACTGCACGTAACGAAACGCAGCGCCAAGATGCTGGACGAGTTGGACAATTACAAGTTCATCAAGGACGAAGCGACGGACACGTACACCAATGAACCCATAGACGCCTGGAACCACTCTCTCGACGCCTTGCGTTATGGCGTGGATTACCTCATACGTAAATACCGCCCCAAATAGCATCTGCCTGCCCGCTACGGGCTTTTCTCCCCCTCCGATAGTGGGTAACTACTAACCGCGACAAGGAAGGTCGCTTAAAACGCTTTAAAATGAAGAATTTACTTTTCAGACTATCTTTCAAGATTGCCAATATCCGTAATCGCTCCGCCATGCTGCGTATCGCGAACATGCCAGCGGACGGCACGGTGCGAATGACACGGGACGAGGAACGTTTGCTCAAGGACCTAATCAGATACCTTAGGCCTTCCCAGGTTGCAACCCGTAACGGCAAGGCAGTGTACCGCCTTAAGGACATCGAGGAAATCGGTCTATGGGCTGTCCTTGAAACACGAAGGGCCGAGGACGCGTTAGAACGTATCAAGGCATGGACCGATGATAACTACGAACCCGTTACCGTCGTGGACGCTGTGAAACTCGACAAATTCATAGTAAGGCAGTTGGAAATCGCAGACGGACTGGAGCAGGTCATATTCCAAAACATGCACGGCAAAGGCGGTGAAAGCGCACTGACCGGGGACGAGAATATCAGGCAGGCAAAGAACCTTCTCGGACTTGTGCAGGTGACAGCCGAGCTTTTCCACTGTAGCTTTGACGAAGCGAAGCAAATCAACTACTCGGATGCCATGCTGGCAATCGCCAAACGTAACGACGAGATAGAGAAAGAGAAACGTGAATTAAAGAAACAACAATCTAAAAACCGTTAGCATATGACCTTTGAAACAATCTACAATACAGCGAATACACGTGCGGCAGCCTTAGGGCATCCGCTGGTGTTCGGAGATACCGCAGTACAGAACGTAGCGGCTAACAGTCTATCGGTGGACTTCTTCACCCTGGACATAACCACGGGCTTCTATAACGACGTGAACGTACCGAGAAGCAACGGCTATACTATCGTAATACGCTGTATGGGCGTATCGCAGTACATGCGCGATGATGCCGTAGAGATTGAGACGCTGATACGCACAGACCGCCTGATACATGAGATGTTGGCACCGTTCGTGTGCGGTTACGAGATTGGCTCCATTCGCTTGTCGAAAGTGCAGAATCAGTATGATAGCATAAAATCGGGATGGGAGGCCGTTCTGGATGTCTACAAATTCGGTTAACAGACTTAACGCAGCTTGTTTCGTAGCCATATACTACGTACTTTTGTGCGTCGTTAACTAATGAGCGGCGCATGAAATTATGAAGATTATCAGAAACAAGTTTATCCCCTTCAAGGGTTTCAAGGCCATTAACCTCTTTGGCGTGCTGTTCGTCCGCGGTAACGCCTATATCAGTGAAAAGACCATAAGGCACGAAAGCATCCACACCAAACAGATGCGCGAAATGCTTTATGTGCCTTTCTATCTTTGGTACGGCATTGAGTGGGTGATACGTTACTTTGCATGGAGCTTTGAAAAGAAGCCGTGCGACCCGAACGACAAGCCATATGATAGAATGGGCTTCGAGAAGGAGGCGTACGCCAACGACCACGATACCGAATACCTAAAGAACCGTAAACCGTACGCGTGGTTTAAATACCTGTAAATCATGAACAGCGAAGTAGTACAAGCGGTTAAGAAGATTCGTGATGAGATTGTAGCCAACTACTACGCTATGAAGCTGAATGCCTCGGGTAACTTCGATAAGCAAACACAGGTCGAGGAATATCCCGGTGGCGTTCGTATTGTAGCCCCAGCGTACATCTATCAGATGGAGGACGGACGCAGACCCGGCACAATGCCGCCCATATCCGCTATCAGGCGATGGATTAAGGACAAGAACGCGAACGCCGGCACGGACATACCCGAAGAAGCCGCCTACGCGATTGCCTATGTGATTAAAAGGGACGGTATCAAGGTACCTAACGAATACAACGCGGGGGGCGTAGCAAGTAAGATATTAACCCCCGAACTTATCAAGCGCGTAACGGTGGAAGTTAACCGTATTATCAGCGCGGAGATATTAACAATTTTAAAGAAATAGCACAATGATAGTACGAGATTTAATAGCGAATGCGACGGTAACGGCTGCCGGGACGCTTAATGTAGGCAGCATATCACCGGGCATATACCGCCCCATACGCTTCGAGCAAACGGGTACGGTCACTTCCATCTTCTTACGGTATTCCCGTAATGGTGCGGGTATGGCAGACGCTAAGATAGTACCTTACGAAAACTCCATAGTTGACCTCAGTTCATTGGCGGTTCTCTATCCATCCGTAGCGGAAGCCACTATGAACACGAGTGGGGGTGGGGGCTTCGCCGATATGGTGGCGGTTAACTACGTGGAGGGCGGGGTGAGTAAATCCTTAAGCCTGCGCGTTATTAACGTAGCTTCAAAGAACTCCCGGTTCGCCAAGGCAGCATATTCAGGCGGGCTATCCGATTATGCAAACGGGAAGTTCAACGCGCTGGACTTTGCGCTGACTAAAAAGTCTCCCTTGACGGGTGAGCCTTTCCTCTATAAAGTCATATACGGGCAAACGAGCGTTGACGATAAAATAAGATTCGGCCCGGTGGGCGGGTCCCCGACTGGATATTGGGCGAACGGACTCTCACAGGTGAACCCCACAGCAGACCGCCAGTTTTTTCTTCCCTCGTCTACGGATAGCTGGGGTTACGTGCGATTTGAAAAGAAATACCCATATTGCCCCAACTCAAAGAAGCGCGTTACGCTTCGTTGGCTTAACTCATACGGCCTTTTCGATTCAATGTATTTCGACCAATACCGTATAATGCCGAACTACCTCATTAACTATTCGGGCGGTAATCGCATACTATCGTACGAGGTCACAGTAGGCACGGCGGTAACAGCCGATAACGAAAAGGCATTGCTACAGTTATCACGCACAACGGACGTTGCGGGGGTATTCCCCATCGATACCACACAGTGGGCACGTGTTACGATTATGAACCCGACCGCGTTCAACGCACAAGGCGGCGCACTTGGCAGGGCGGTTAACTTTAAATGCAAGTTTGAAATAGTAGAACCCTAGGATAATGGAAGTACAGATAAGAATAAACGGTGTGTTGTTGGAGGGCGTAGCGCCCGGTGCGGTTAAGCTTACCATCAACAACCCCGACCCTATTAAGTTTTCCGAGCGCACTGTAAGCTATTCGGGAAGCATCACTGTACCCAGGTCACAAGTAAATGACCGGGTGCTAAAGTCCGAGCGCTTCCCGGGTTATTACACACGTACGGCGCCCTACGTTGCCGAGATTAGTTTTTCGGGGCTTGACGTTCCGTTCGGTGGCGGCCTGTTCCGTGCCCGCGTATCGGCAGACCCGGATAGCTATACGATTGAACTGATAGAAACGGTATCGAAGTTATCCACCCTCCGCGCCCCGGTAGTTAATATACCCACCTTTGAAACGCCGGCGTACCAATTTTCGACGTATAGGGATAGTCTTAATTACGCGTACCCTACCCCGGTAGTCATGCCGAACCTTTATGCGGCTAACGGGACGACGCCCGTACAACTCGCATACGTGGAAAACCGGGTAACGAAAACGGCAGGAGATTACAAGGACGCGGAAAGTCAGTTGGTGTTTAAGGGCGCGCATGACGGGCTCAAGGGTTCGGTGTATGCCGCCAATTACATGATAGCCGAGAATAACGACGTGGCTACGTGCTTCACGTATATGGTAGGCTCTACGTTCGACCTTGAATTCACCCCCGATTCGTTCGTTATCCTACCGTCTTACGCCCCCGCGACCGTTTACCTACGTAGTAATGGGGGTACGTTTGCCTTGCCTTTCGCGCGCGGAACGGTACGCCCGGATGGTAATTACCCGTACTACCCGGTAAACCCTGGCCGTACGTCGTGTATAATAACACCGAGACCGGCGCGAGACTTGAACTTCGGCTTTACGACCTCCGCGGCTTCCATGGTTTACTCTGGTACGCCTATCACTTCCGTACCTACTACCGAAGCGTATTATATTTCGTTCCACATCAGGGCGGTCGGGTCTCCAGCATATGCCTGGGACTTAGTGCCGACGATGGGGCTGAATACTCCGTTCGATATCGTGCAGGCGTTTTGCAAAGCGTTTTGCTGGACCTATGAATTTCAGTCCGAACCGTTTTCGTTGACCCTTAAGCCGTTCATAAACCCGTCTACCTCGTCGACGTATAGGATTAACTGGACCGGGAAGATAGACACAAGTACGGTTAAGGTGTCCGAAGCGGAAGGGGCGGCACGAACATACGCGGTTAAGGTAGGCGAATTAACGCAAACCGTGGGCGGCTATGGCGGTGCGATAGCCACACAGGAGACAGCAGGAGAGAGTAATTTCCCGGTCAACCCTGGGGGGCCTAAACCATACGCCTCCATGATACGGGCAAGCGGTTCGAGCTGGATTCCTGATAACTACTTCAACCGTGCCGGTGGTTACCGCGCTACGATAGACGGGCATTACGAAAGGTTTTCCCCAGGCTGGCAAGTAACGGCAAAGATGCGATTAACGTATTTTGACATTAAGAACATGAAGTCTGACGCGCTGTATTACGTCGACGAGTTGGGCGCTTGGTTCTATCTTAGGACTATTAGCAGTTGGGACGCGTCAACGGGCACGGCTAACGTTACATTAATAGCCGTTAACAATTAAAAAACAAAAATTATGGCCGAACAAGTTACATTATTAGACCTTTCTTTCGATACCTCCGAAGCGCTTGACGGGCTGGATGCGTTAATCGCTAAGTCGCTTGAACTGGCAGAGACAAAGAAGTCTTTGCAAAGCGCGTTGAAGGACGAGAAAAAGCAGTTGGACGAGGCAGGAAAGGCGTTCAAATCGGGTAGCATATCGCAGGACGAATATAGGAAGGCCGTTTCCGATTCGACTAAGACCCAGGTAGAGTTAACAAAACAGTTAACAGATACCAATAAGTCTATATCGGACAATAACGCGGCTATCAAGGTAAACACTACGCTGTTATCCAGTCAAGAGGACAGCGTAGACGCCTTACGCGCACAATTGGCAAAGAACACCAAGGAGTTAAACGCCATGAGTGCGGCAACCCGTAACAATACGGACGAGGGAAAAGCGCTTGTTACCGAGACGAAAGAGATATCCGACCGTCTTAAGGAGATGGAAACGGCGGTGGGAGATAACCGACGGAACGTGGGTAACTATGCAGAGAGCGTACAAGAAGCGTTAAGCAGCACGCAGGGGCTTTCGGGGGCTACCGGTTCGCTTGTTTCCTCCCTGAATATCGGTACACAGGGTTTCAAGGCGTTCACGGCCGTAGTGAAGGCAAACCCGTTGTCGGCTATCATCTCGCTTGTTCTTCTTCTCGCTTCCACCATCGAAAAGCTGGTGAAACGTAACAGTGAGGCGGCCGCGGCCCTTAAGGCGGCATTCGCGCCCTTTGAAGTTATATTCTCGCGAATACTTGACGGTGTTACCAATATGTTAACGGGCATTGCAGAGGCGTTCACGTGGATAAGTGACAAGGTTGTAGCGCTTCTTTCGTCTATCGGTGCAATCTCCGAGGAAACGACGAAGGCAGCGAAGGCGGCTAAAGAGCTGTCTCAACAAGAATTGGCGATATACGAGGCAGAAACAGATAACCTTGTTACCGTTTCCGCGATGCGTAGAGAGTTGGAGGCGCAAAAGACACTTGTAGGAGACCAGCTAAAGAGCATGAAAGACCGAAACGCAGCAGCGCAAAGGGGCCTTGCCATCCTTAAGCAGATGGAAGCCGCGGAAGTCGGTGTGCTGAAACAAAAGTATGAGCAAATCAAGGCGCAAAACGAGTTAAGTTATACGTCCAAAGAGGACAGACGCGCGGAAATGCAAGCCCTTGCAGACCTTCAAAGCAAGCAAGCCGAATATATCTCACAGCGTAAGGAGCTGGAAAACCAGGCAAGCGGATTGGTAGCCCAGCAGAACGCAAAGAACGCAGCGGACTTTAAAGCCAGCGAGGAGAAGAAAGCGGCCGCGGCTATAAAGGCAGCGCAGGATGCGGAAAAAGCGAAGCGGGAATTGCAAGAACAGACCATCAAACAGTTCGAGGAAGCGCGTACCAAGTTAGAACTATCTTTGCAGGAGAAGGAAATAGGGAATGACAGCATAAAACTTAAGCTTGAAAACGAAAAGGCATACGTGGAGGAGAGTCTAAAGCTTGAGCGTTACAGACTGGAGCAGGGTTTAATATCGCAGCAGGAGTTTGCGAACCGGGAACAGGCGTTCCAGTTAGGTGTGCTCCAGTTGGAACAACAGATGCGCGAAGAACAGGACCGTACCGAAAAGGAAAGGAAAGCGCTTGACGCGGCGAACCTACGCGAATTGCAGATGGCTAACATAACGAACGAATACGAGTTAAGGCAAGCCACATTGGATGCCCAATACGCCCAGGAGATAGCAGCGGCCGAGAAGATAGGAGCGGATACGGCCCTCATCCAATCGAAGTACGAGAAGGCTAAGGAGGACAACACGAAGGCACGCGTTAATGCCGAGTTGACTATGACGGCAGGTCTCGCAGGACAGATGTCTAGTTTGCTGGGCGAGGAGAGTGCTGTCGGTAAGGCGTTCGGTGTGGTTCAAGCAACCATTAACACTTATATCGGTGCTACTAAGGCGCTGGCACAAGGCGGTATTCTTGGTATCGCACAAGCCGCTATTGTCATTGCTTTCGGTATGAAACAGGTTGCAAGCATCGCCAAACAGAAAGAACCCGATACAAAGGTAAGCAGCGTTAAGAAGTACGCAAAGGGCGGTCAGATATTCGGTAAGTCTCACGCACAGGGCGGTGTGACATTCCGGGGCGATAACGGGCAGGTGTTCGAGGCCGAAGGAGGCGAGAACGTTTACATCATGAAGAAGTCCGCCAGTGCAGAGATTAACGCCCTATCAGCCATTAACGAAGCGCACGGAGGTAACTCTTTCGGTACATCCGGGCTTTACAAGTTTGCTGATGGCGGTATGGCCGCAAGCATCTCCGAAGCAAACCGAATGGTTAGACAGTCCGATAACGTGCGCCTATCGAGCGAAAGCATTAACCAACTGGCGGGAGTCGTTATCGACGCGGTTATGAGCATGCCTAACCCGGTTGTATCGGTGCAGGACATCAACGCAGGACAAAATGACGTGGCGGTAGTCAGGGAATTTGCGACTTTCTAATATTAATCAACTCGTGCAGAGATGGTGCATGCGACAAGAGGCGCTATATTTGCACGGGTTACAACAAAAACAATTCTTATGAAATTTAAAAGGCTTAGAATTATTCAAGCCGGGTTAACGACCAACTTTGGGATGTACGAGGGTGGGGAATACCCCCTTTCTATTACGGACACGGCAGTTAAAAGCGTTGTAGCGCTCGGAAACCTTAAACCGGTCCATTGCAGGCGTACCCACAACGGTAGCGATATGCTGGACGGCTATTTAGGCAAATTTACCAATTTCGTTTATGAGAACGGTGCGGCTTTTGCAGACCTCGAGATGTCCGAAGCACTCGAAACGGCCTACCCGAACGAAGCGAAGTTTATCGCAACCATGATTGAAAAAGAACCCGATATGTTGGGTGTTTCAGTAGTTGGTTGCAATTCGGTAGAATTGAATGACGGTATTCTTGACGTTACCGAATTTGTAGAACTGTATTCATGTGATTTAGTGGGGCTTCCAGCCGCCACGGAAAGTCTTTTTAATAACAATAAAACAGAGAAAAAAATGAACAAATTTTTCAGCTCGTTTGCAAACCTGTTTCAGAAGACGCAGTTTGCAACGGAAACAGTAGAAACCGTGGATGGTAATAGCATTACTATCGAGGCGGCTGGTGATGTGATGGCTATTGGTGATAAGGTCTTTGACAGCGAAGGCAACGTCCACCCGGATGGAGAAGTACAGATTCAAGTTGAGGAGGGTATTTTGGTCATCACGATTGAAAACGGAGTGATTACCGAGGTTAAGCCCTACGAGGCAGAAGACCCCGAGAAAGTGGCAGTAGAACCCGAAACCGCAGTGGTACCCGAAGAATTCGTAAACCGCATCGCAGCGCTTGAAACATCTATCGCAACGTTGACCGCCTCGGTGGCCGCAATGACCGCACAGTTTAGCCGTGCAACAGCGAAACCCGGTGTTCCCCAGGTAAATATTCCGAAGGACAAGAAGAAAGGAACAGCCCTTAGCCGAGACGCGGTGGCCGAAGCGGCAAAGAGATTCTACAAAAAATAACAAACAAAAAAATTAAGAAATTATGGCATTTACATTTACAGACCTTAACAAACTGAACATTAACAGTTTGAACGAAGTTATCTCTTTGACCGTCGGTTTGGCCGGTGAGATTTCAAACGGCATCACCGTTCTTAACGGTATCGCTAACAACACGCCCGTTGTTTCCCTTACAGCAGCCGACAAGGCATTGCGCAAATCAGCAGGATGCGGAGGCGAATACTTCTACGATAAAGTAACCGACAAGGTTAAGTATTACACACACGCACCTATCGAACTTCCTATCGAAATCTGTTTGCAGTCCTTGTGGGGTAAAATGGTGGCACGCGGTATTAACCTCGAGGACGATTTTTCCGCAACCGATTTGGCTGGTTTCATCCAGTCAGAAATATTGAAGGTGTTAGAGGCTGACTTATTGCGTCTCGCCTGGTTGGATGGGGACGTTAAGGCAGCGGCTACGGGCTACGGTATCTTTACGCGCGGTGGTATCATCAAGCAGTTTAAGGATAGCGGAGGGACCGAAAACATTTTGACGCTCGACACAGCAGGCGTTCTTGCTGCACTTCGTGGGGCTATCGACGCACAGCGCCCTGATACACTCGATACATCGGAGTTCTTCGTAACGTCTAACGTTATGCGTCTTTATAAGAACCTTTTGCAGGATAGAAATAACAGTGCTGCACAGTCCGACATCGTTGACGGCCGCCCGGTTTACTTCTTCGAGGGGTACAAGATTAACGAACTTCGCCACGTGTCTAACGCTGCCTTGGTTGACGGTGGTACAGATGCTTTCGTAGTATTCACACCGAAGGACAACATTCAGATTGCCTTGGAAGGTAGTTCTACTAACATTGCTCCTTTCATCCAGGACGCAAAGACCCGTAACTACTACTCACAGACTTTGTTCGCGGCCGATGCCATGCTGGTAGCGCCCGAGAAGATGCAGATGTGGTTACATGCGTCCGAGTAATGAAAATTAGTACTAACAATAAAAGGGGTTGGGATATTGACCCAGCCCCTTTTTCATTTTATATGATATGGGAAAAAGTTGTTTAAATAAACTCAGAGGTAATATCACTGTAGCGTGTACGATTCCGCTCGTGGGCGTGAAGAACATCTATCTGATGCACACAGAGGACGTTACGCTGACGGCGGACGCTGATTCTACGGTTATTAAGTCCGTTGCGTTTGCTTCGGATAACCGTGCTATACTTGTAGAGGGGTATAAGCAAAACATACAGATTACATCGGCTATCCGAACGATGGACGCTTCGGCAAGATTGGATTTCAGCGTTATGTTTAAAATGGTAGGTAGAGACGCCTCCACTATTTTGCGTGTACGCTCGCTTTTGAGCGGTAAATTCTATGTTCTTGCCGAATACCAAGACAGTTCATATTCATTCATCGGTTATACATCTCCTTTGGAATGTTCCGGGATGGATACGGACAGCAACGCCAATGCCGGGTTTACTACGGTAACGCTGGCAGCCCCGGAGGGTTCGGCAGGAAATTATTTAATGGGTGCCTCTGTGGACACGGTTGCTACAATCAAATCAAGAGTAGGAGTTTAAAGATATGGCATGTATATCAAAATTAGCAAGCGCAATTGCTTATGATTGCAACAGTGGCGCGACTGGTTTAGTTAGCGCGTTGATTATTAATAAGGCGGATATTGTGAGTTACACGGCAGATTCTTCGGGTCTTGTGTCGGCAATTAAACTATCGTCGGGGGCAAAAGCGTGTAAGATTGATACCGTAAAGAGAACCTTGGTTATGACAACGACGTTAAAGATTAATGAGGGTGCACCCAATGCTTTCTCCCACTCCGCGAGTATAATTCTTACAGGCGCAACGGGGGTGTACGGTGCTATCACTTCGTTTTCTAACGGTTCGTTCGTTATTTTGGCAAAAATTAATGGTTCAAACGTAATCAATGCCTACGGTATGTATTACGGACTGTCCGCAAAGGCGCTTGAGCGTAGCACGCATGACAACGCGGGTTGGGCTTCTGCGACGCTTGAAACACCGGAAAATGTTATCGGAGAAGATAACTTGTTTGTAGCTGGCGACGTGTACAACACCCTCTATGCGGCAGCAGTAGGATAGTAATTAACTAAAAAAAGAAAGGAGAAAAATAATATGGCATGTATCGGAAACATAGCGGCAAGTCTTGAAATAGGGTGCGGCGCGCACAGCCCGGGCTTTGGCCGCATACAAGGGGCGAAGCTTCTCAACGCGGCTGATATAGCGAGCTTTACGGTAGGCAGTGGGAGCGTGGCCATAATTACAAGGGTGGCAACCAAAGTAGGATACGGGATAACCACCATTAATGACGCCCTCACATTGTCGGTGGGGGTGAAGTCGCAGGACATTATACCGGGGGCATATGACGTAACAATAACGTTCAAACATTTCGGTACGGGGCATTCGTCGGGGGTAGCCTCTGACAGTTCGCCCTTGGGTAGTATAAACCTCTTGGCGCGCGCCGAATTGGTATTCGCTGTAGACCACGGAAATGGTGTCTACCGGGTTTACGGTCTTGGTGCACCTCTTGTTTGTCTGGAGTATAACCTCGATTCTACGGCGGACGGGTATTCTACGTTCACCTATGGCGTGGAAGACTGGCAGGTAGGCACGACCATCCACGCATTGACCAAAGCAGATTATGACGCGTTGAGTACACCAGCAGAATAATAAATCAAGAAGAAAATGGCAGAAGAAAAAACAAATACTACGGGGCGGGGCGAAAGCTCGGCACCCGTTGTTGCTGAACCAAAGGTTGCAACATTACAGGAAAAGTTGGATGCGTATTACGCAATGACAGGTCTAAAACTTGATACCAATTGCCGTATGGATATGGAATATCTATCTTTGTGGTACGAAACGAAGTATCTCACTAAAATCGTCTATAAGTGGGCGATGAAACCGGGTGCGCGTATCGTGCATTACGTAGATGGTATCGTTTACAAGTCCGCAAATATGACGGACGAGATAGCCGAACGACTTATGAAGGAGAACCCGGCATACGCAGAATGTTTTGTAGAAATTAATAAGGAATAGCATCATGATTGGTTACAGCCGAATAGCATTATTAGTAGAAAAAGCGCTTAAGCTTTCCGCGAATACCGGGGACAGGGTTATTAACTACGGAGAGGGAAACCTTTATCCGCAGGAAATTGCCGAACTCATATACGCCTCAAAGACAGCGAGCGCGGCCGTTGAAAAGATGACGGAAAATATAATCTGTGAAGGGTTCAAGAACAAGGACTTCGCGGAAATGACGAACGGCAACGGCTGTAATATGAACGATGTGTTAGAAGCTACGGCAAACGACGTTGCACGTTTTAAGGGCTGGGCTTGGATAGTGCAGTATGGTTTAACGCCAGCAGGCTACCGGCCTAAAAACGTGTACAACGTTCCGTTTGAATACGTTCGTGCCGAGATGAATGACAACTATAAGAATGACCCTACGGTAAGGAGCTGGCGCGTTTTTAATAACTGGGAGAAACAGAGCGTAAAGTCAACAAGTGTTAAAGGTAGCTCCGTTGTTTACCCTACGTTCAACCCCGAAAGTTTTGCAGCCGAGGTTGAAGAATGCGGAGGTATCGAAAACCACAAGGGGCAACTCTTGTACGTGAACCTTAGCACTACCCGGCCTTATCCTATCAGCACGTTTCACGCGGTACGTAACGAGATGGGCGCGGAGGACAAGAACGGGCGCTACGTTAACCGTACCTTGGGGCGCGGCTTCCACATGTGCAGCATTGTTTCACACGGTGATTTTGAAACCGAGCAGGCGCAACAGGAGTTCCGCGATACGCTTTCTGAAATGATGGGTAGCGAGAACGCGGGTTCAGTGCTTACCGTTCGCGATGAGAACGTAGCCACTGACAAACCATTTATCAAGGTAGACCAATTAGGCAGCCCGATAGATAGGGAGCTGTACAAGGCGTATGTGGAACCGCTACGAAAGGATATCGCGATAGCCGCCTATAACATCCCACTGCCTCTTATCGATAGCTCGCTGTTAACGTTCTCGAACGCTTCGGGTGAGGTTATTAAAGAACTGCAAAAGGTGTACAGAAACAGCCTTGCAAAGGTACGGCAACGCATTTCTCGTGAATTGTTCCAAGTATTCGGGGTAGACCCGTCGGTTACTGAAATTGAAAATAAATTTGATAACGAAAATGGCATACCCGATTCAGAAGTTCCGAACGCTGTTTGAGATAGCTACGGACGTTAAAGACAATAAGATAGAGAAGGCCTTCTTTGAGGCTGACCTATTGGACATATTGCCCCAAGTGGGGGTGATGTACGAGGCTATCCCGGTAGAGTACATTGCGGACGGTGCAGACTTCGCAGGTGCGGAAAAGGTCATATGCTATTATGCCTTTGCCCGTTACCTGCAGATTGCAGACCAGAACAGTACGACCACCGGGATGAAGATTCAGACGTATGGAGGCTCAATAGTCGTTCCCGATACAAGTAAGGTTAAACGGTTCGAGGCCGAACGGGGCAAAGCCGATTTGCTTTTAGAACCTTTGGTTTGCCGTATGAAAAAAGACGGCTTTATAAAGGTATGCATAGTTCAGAACTCGCGAATAGGGCTTATCAAGTGATAGAAAGCTTAGAATCTTACTTCCGAATGTTTTTCACTGTTACCGTTCTGACAGTTGTTTCGGATGTGAAGGACCTTATATTCATTGTTGTGATAGTGACCGCCCTAAACTGGTTAGCCGGGTATCTCGCAGACCGCCGAAAGGGCAAACCGTATCAGCACAAAAAGACAATGCAGGCCGTTAAGGAGCTATTTTTGACGAGCGCTATCTTGTTTTTTGTCGCTCTTACTTGTAATATGCTTGAACCGGGCATTGATTATAGGCTATTGATTAGGGGCCTCACGGGCATATTCCTTATTATATACGCGCGTAACATAACAAGAAACCTACGGGTTGTTCAGCCGTCTAATGAATTTATAAAGGTGTTGAATAGTATTGCCAATAGCAAGTATTTCAGCCTCAAAAAGGAGATTAAGGACGGTGAATGTGATTTGCCCATAGAAGAAAGGAAAGAAGATGGCGAACAGCAGTAAACTTGTGCCGTTTATCCTCCAGTGGGAAGGCGGTTTTGTTAATGACCCCGACGACTTAGGAGGGGCGACCAACAAAGGTATTACAATAGGCACGTTTACCGAGTACAGACGGAAGAAGGGGTTAAAGGCCCCTACCGTCGAGGACTTGAAAGACATATCCGATGCCGAATGGCACGACGTTTTCAAGTCCTTGTACTGGGACAGGTGGAAAGCTGATGAGATTAAGAACCAATCAGTAGCCAATATCCTAGTTGATTGGGTTTGGGCTTCCGGTGTGCACGGAATTAAAAGACCCCAAAAGTTGTTGGGTGTGGCAGCCGATGGGCTGGTAGGCCCAAAGACTATCGCGGCGATTAACGCAGCAGACCAGAGAAAGCTGTTTGACGCTATCAAGGCGGACCGCGCAAAGTTTATCGACGAGATTTGCAAGGCACGTCCCAAGAATGAGAAGTATAGAAAGGGTTGGATGAACCGTATTAATGCCATTAAGTATGAGTAGGTTCAAGCGTATCATGGTAATCGCTTTTGCTACCGTGATTGTCGGCGGTATCATATCTAGGTTGGTAGATACCGTTAAAAAGCAAAGGGCCGAAATACAGCGCCTCGATAGGAATATAGACGCGATGAACGAAGCCGAAGTACAATACATATCAAAGTTGGGCGATGCCGCTGTGAAGTGTAAAGCCTTGGAGCTATCCGCGAAGGAGCTAAAGAAACAGAACGCGGACCTATATGAAGAGGTGAAGGCGCTCGACGTTCGTTTGAAAGACGCGCTATCAGTTAGCAAGGTAGTGACAAGGACAGTGATTAAGGAGGTTGTGAGAACCGACACGATTGATGGGGCGGCAATAGCCGAATACCGCGACCCGTGGAACACGATTAGGTCAGAGCGAAGAGGAGACAGCACGGAGTTATCATACCAGGGTAATGACACGATAGTGGGGGTAATCTCTATTAGAAAGAAACGATTCCTCTTTTTTAGGTGGGGTGTCAAGTCGGTGGACTATGACGTTTCTAACAAAAACCCCAAATCTAGAATGAAAATAGACCTGGCGGTGAAGTTTAAGTAAGACACGATTTAAGGGTGCATTCTTCGGAATGTGCCCTTTTTGCGTCTCAAACTGTGCCACTGTGCCAGGCACGGTTTTTAGGTGGCACAGTCTTTGTCTCACTTAACTTGCTGTATTATAGTTACTTATAGAGGTGTGCCAGGTGAGACAGTGAAAATGGCATAACACTTTATTTTGGCGATTATTGAAATTTACCCCCTCTACTAAATATTCGTAGTATAGTAGTATTTTATATATTCCAAATAAAGTTATAAGAAAACCTCAGCCTCACCTGGCACAGTTGGCCTTTTTCCGTTGTAACGGCTTGATTTGTAGCGCATTAAGTGAGACAACGCATTTTCGAGAGGTGGCACAGTCCGAAATCGCATTTTTTAAACGGTTGGTTTTCAACGTTTTAAGTGAGACAGAGCACTTTTATTCTTAAATGATGTTAACAGAATATACGGTCTATCGATAAAAGCCGTATATTTGTAACGTTGAAAGGGAGAAACCGAGGTTTACTCACCTAACGGAAGGTCACCGAGACATTAAAACGGAAATAAACGATTAAAAGATAGAATTGTGAAAGCGATTAACCGTATTCTTAGAGAAACCATTAAAGAAGGTAAGTTCGAGATGAAAAGCCATATCCTTGTATTCTTGGACGATAACGGTACGGAGCAGAGTGCGCCCTTTACAGAGGTACGTTTCGATGGGCATCTTGACAGCTACCAGTTCGAAGGAGTAGCCTATATATTCATGCAGCCAATGTTAGAAGCGATATATAATAAAAAACGTTAACGAATGAACCAACGTATTAGTAAAAGCGTTATATTCGCATCAACAAATTAAAAGGTGGAATCATGAAAGGGAAAGGGAAAGAGAAAGAGAAAGAGTTCATCATTGCGGAGGTGAAAAAGCATTTATCCGCATCAGTTAAAAGGAGTAAGTACGAAGTTATCGAGGCATCAAAGAACATGCCTACCTTTGAAGGGTTCATCCTGCCTTACTACGTCTCCACGATGGAGGGCGCCAGATACCCGGTAGACGTTGAACACATGTACATCTACTGCGACGAGTAC